AAATGAATTCCATAAGAATAGGAACAATAAGGATAGTCTGCAATACCAATGCAAGGATTGTGCCAACGCAACCATGAGAAAGTGGAACCACGATAACCCGGAGAGGTGTGCCGCAACCGCGAAGAAATCTTATCAACGTAACAACGAGAGGCATGCCGCAAGTATGAAGGGTATGGTGGCGTGTATCATCCTGATGAGTGCCGTCCAATCAATACCTGTGAGAGGAGACGGCTTTCCTCATTCCCTGATGCATTTGCGTTTCTGAATTGGGACAGCGCGACTGAGTGCATCGGCAACAGTGTTCCACCGCTTTTCATGCGAGCAATCGCTTTACATATTCGCAAGACAATCCTTTCCGACCTGGGCCTGCAACCTGAGCGGGTTGGTTTATCGCAAGGAGTTTCTACTGGCAGCACCGAAGCGCACCAAGTTTGAGCGGGAGAGGGACCTACTCGAAATCTCACGCCTGTATCTTCAGGGCATCACGCAGGCGGAGATAGGGCAGCGCCTGGGTGTGAGCCAGCCGCAGATCAGCTATGACCTGCGGGTGCTTCGCAATCGCTGGCTGCAATCGTCCATCGTCAATATCGACGAAGCCAAGGCGAGGGAGTTGGCCCGGGTTGACCATCTGGAGCGGGAATACTGGGACGCATGGGAGAAGTCCAAGAACCCGGTCAAGACGCGGGGCAGCAAGAAGGTTGACGGTGAACAGGTCGAATCGACCATTCAGGGCGAGACCGGCACCGGCGATCCCCGCTATCTGACCGGCGTGCAGTGGTGCATCAATAAGCGGTGCGAGGTATTGGGGCTGGATGCACCAAGCAAGACTGACCTGACCAGCGGCGGCGAGCGCATACAGGTGTATGTAACGGAGCAGATAGTTGCATCAGAGCATTGAGATTGAATTGCACCAGGCGCAATATGACTTCTGCCACAGCGATGCACTGTACCGGGGCTTCGTGGGGGGCCGGGGTGCTGGCAAGTCGCTGGTGGGAGCCTATGACTTGATACGGCGTGCCAAGCCGGGGCGGTTGTATGCTATATTCGCGCCAACCTATCCGATGTTACTGGACGCCACGTATCGGTCATTCACAGAGCAATGCCAGCGGTTCAATTTCCTGCGAGAGATGAACAAGTCTCGCATGTGTGCTACCCTGGGCAACGGGGCGGAGGTGCTATTCCGCAGCGTGGATGATCCGGAACGGGCACGGGGGCCTAACCTATCGGGGGCCTGGCTAGATGAGGCCAGCCTGATGAAGGACGCAGCCTATAAGATTATCGTTGCTTGTCTGCGTCAAGGTGGTGAGGCGGGCTGGCTATCGGCGACGTTCACGCCTCGCGGGAAGTCACACTGGACGCATAAGGTGTTCGGTACCAGGCAACCCAATACCGCACTATTCCACGCACGTAGCATTGATAACCCGTTCGTGGCACAGGAATTCGTGGACGCCGTGGCCTCCCAGTACACCGAACAACTGGCAGCGCAAGAACTGGACGGGCTATTCATCGACTTGGAGGGCGGACTGGCACAGCGAAACTGGTTTGGGATCGTCGATGCTGTACCGGCAGATGCCAAGCGGGTGAGGCATTGGGATTTCGCGGCCACGGAGAAGCAAGCGGCAGGTGACAACCCGGATTACACCGTGGGCACCCTGGTGGCCAGCCATAACGGCACATATTTCGTACAGCACGTAGTACGAGGCCGGTATGGGCCGGGGGCGGTAGAGAGGCTGGTAGAACAGACGGCACAGGTAGATGGGTTTGAGGTGCCGGTGACATTGGAGCAGGAGCCGGGTTCTTCCGGCAAGATGGCGACAGCGGCCATTATTCGGCTGCTAGATGGCTACAACGTGCGAGCAGTGCCGGTCACTGGCGATAAGGTGTCGCGGGCCATGCCCTGGCTGGCACAGGCGGAGGCGGGCAACGTGAACCTACTGCGGGGCGATTACATCGCCGATTGGCTGGATGAGGTAGCGTCATTTCCAGAGGGTGGCCACGATGACCAGGTGGATAGCATGAGCGGGGCCTACGCAACCCTGGTCGAGGCACGAGAAGTCATCATAGGATTTGCATAATGCCATTTTACGACAACTGGCTACAGGGCGCACTAGATCGTCTGGGTTACCAGAAGGCGCAGAACAATCCACTACCGCCGGTCTTTGCCGGTGAGGGGCCGGTGGGTGAGCAGGTACACTGGGAAGGCTACAACCAGCGGCAGATCGAGCGGTTGGCCATTACATCGTCCTGGGTGTACAGCGACATCCGAACCATCGCCAATGAGGTTGGCAATGCCAGGTTGGGCGTATACACGAGGGAGGGTGAGGAGGAAGACGAAGTTCTCGATCATGACTTTGAGCGGCTCATGGCTAGGCCCAATAAGGCCATGTCGGGCGTCTGGCTCAAGCAGTACACCATCTGGTGGTTGCTGCTCCACGGTGAGGCGTACTGGCTCAAGGCGTTCGATAATACAGGGGCGGTAGCTGAGTTGTGGCCAGTACCAGCGGGCAGGATGAAGCCCCTGCCAGATCCACAGGAGTACATCAAGGGGTATGCGTACACACCAAAGCACGGACGCAATCCCATCGTATTCGAGCCAGAGCAGGTGGTGTTCTTCCGGCTGCCCAACCCATTCGAGTACCATCGGGGGCTGTCGCCACTGAGCGCATATCGGATGGCATTGGAAACCGACATCGCGGCGGCCAGGTGGAACCGGGACACGTTCACCAACGATGTGACATTGCGGACGCTGATAACCCTACCAACAGACATGTCCAGGCCGGACTACGACCGGGCCAGGCGAGAGATACTTGATGAGCTGGTAAAGAAGCAACGCCGCTTCATGATCGCCCGGGGCGGCGACGTGACGGTCACGCCAATGTCGATCACGCACAAGGATTTGGAATTCCTGGCTGGCCGTGAGTTCTCGCGGGAAGAGATTGACCGGGTATTCGGCGTCCCGGCCGGCTTCTGGGCGAAAGAGGCGACCAGGGCCAACAGTGAGGCTGCCAAGGCCACGCTGATGGAGCAGGCCGTCTGGCCGTTATGTACCCTGATGCACGATGAGATCACAGCCCAGATCCTCATACCGGATTACGCTGATAACCTGCGGGGCCGGTTTGATGACATTCGCATCACTGACCGGGAAATGCTGGTCCAGGAGCGCAAGACCTACTGGCAGGTACAGACAGTTGACGAGGCCAGGGGTGACTTGGGGATGCAGCCGCTGGAAGATGAGTACACCGGCGAGACGCTGGTGGGGTTACTTGCCAAGGGTGGCGGTGGTGTGCCAATGCCGATTATGTCTGCCGCCAAGGGCAATGGGGCCGAAATGAAGGCGGACTTGAAACGGTGGGAGTCGGTGGCCCGGCGGAAACTGAAACGGGGTGAGTTGGCACTGTACGACTTTGAGAGCGAGCACATCCCGGTGGAGGTACACGCCAGCATCCTGGCACAACTGGAGACTGCCACCACAGACGAGGAGGTTAAAGCCGCCTTTGCGGCTGGGTTTCGGGGCGCTGATTGGGAAGGCTATCCCTGATGAAACACTGGGTAGCCTCGCGGGACGACTCAAGCTGGAACGTTCGGCGGTGCGGCGACTGATGGCATTGATGGATGGGCAGTTTAACGAAGTGGTGAGTGGGATAGAGGCCGGGGTATCAGTGAGTGACATAGTGACGCAATTCGGGGAAACACCAGAAATGCGAGCAGCGTTGGAAGACATACTGGTAGGCGGTAGCACATTGGGGATTGTGGCGGCAACAGAGCAGCTGGATACAGTCGGTATTGGCGTCGATTGGGCGCTGGTCAACGAGGCCGCTCGGGATTGGGCGCATCAGTATTCATTCGACCTGGTACGGGGCCTGAATGAAACCAACCGGCGGGTATTGCAGAAGGAAGTCAGCCGATGGGTGGAGAGTGGCGAGCCACTACCGGCACTGAGCAAGCGCCTGAAGCCATACTTCGGGGAGCGGCGGGCTAAACTGATTGCATCGACAGAGACAACGCGGGCCTATGCTGAGGGCAATATCGAAGCTTGGAAAC